GATACTCCAGGATCAATCATAATTGTCCAAGCGCGAGGATCACCTTCATGATATTCAGCAAACAGTTTATTCGCCATATACCCAGAATCTCTAAAGCGTTTTAGAGTGTATCCTAAAGTAGTTAGTTTATTAGCCATAAAAGCTAATTATGCGTCTTATTTTACAAGTCCAGACACAATGTACTTGAGATTCGGAGTCTTAAATTGAAATACTTTAAGTTGATGGTTTACTGAAATTTCGATCTCATCAGAACAAAACGAAAACAACAAGATATTCTGAATATTGATGGGAAACGATTCGGTTAAAGATTGACCTTGAAAACAATTGGTCAGTTCTGTAATAATCTCGTTTGTATTTGACTTTTGTTCGTCTCCAAGCTTTGCAAATACTTTGTTTCCGTCAGTTAGGAAATAAAGCTTTTCTGCATCCGGTACAATAGAATTAAATTTTATAATCTCAGAAAGCTTTTGTTTTGTTATAGTAAAAGCAGTATCAAATTCTAGCCCATTAATCTTTTCTTCAGAAATCGACTTCTTATTAACAATATACGATTCGTCCAGAAGATGGTATTTGAAAGAAAACGATTCGTCTTTGTATTTGATAACGTTTGTATCGATATCAAGAGTAATGTTTTCTTTCTCTACACCGGAAAACAAACGCAAGAACGTTTTGCAGTCTGGGATAACACATTTGTAAGGATTGTCAGCTTTGCAAGGAATTTTAGCCATCAAAATCATAGAATTATCTGCAGAGCTAATAAAAGTCTTTGCGTACATTCCATTTGTTTCGGAAGTAGTAAAATCCAAAAGCAAGTTGTCAGCTAGCTTTGATACTGGAGCAAGAATGCTTTCTACGAATTGAGATTTATTAATAACGAGCTTCATTTAGTGGCTCGCTTAATTCTCTTCTTTTTTGTAGAAACATCAACTCTCTCCAAACTATTAGCAATGCGCTCTAAACTACTAGCAATTGACATCCAAACATCCCCTTTAGCTGAAGGAGGTTGTGTAATTGACTGTGGAATAGGGGAAGGCTGAACTTGAATTGGAGCTTCTTGCCTTGGTGGTTGGGGAATTTGTTCTTGTGGAGGAAGTTGAGTTTCCGCAATAGGATATGCAGCTTCTGCCTCTCTCTGCAATGCTTGAATGATTCGTTGTTCGTCAGCTCTCTTTTGGATTGAAAGGTGTACTTCATTATAAAGAAACTGCTTCGGATCTAACCTGACAATGTTTGGAATTGACCCTGAATCAGTCTGAGAACTTTTCTGTACTTTTAAAAGTTCTGATCCAAACATTTGTGCTATTTGAGCGGTTGCTAAATTTCCTTCTGTAATCATATTTTTAAAAAATTTTATTAAATGTTTATACAAAACGAATGTTATGCACCATATCTACTCTGATCTATTAAGTTGAATAGCTCCACGCGACTACCAACTGAATTATCGTAGAAATATCCAGACAATTGTGAGGTCTTCATAACACTATCGTGTTTAATGCCACGGCACTTCACGCAATTGTGTTGACTTTCGATAATGACAGCCACTCCTCTATTGCCATTGCAAAGTCTGTTGATGTGATCGTGAATCTGCTTGGTTAAGCTTTCTTGAATATTCGGTCGTCGAGCATAGAAGTCTACAATACGATTTAGCTTGCTTAAGCCAACAACCATATCAGTTTTCTCTTTTCCGGGCAAATATGCCGTGTGACACACTCCTAAAAATTGTAAATTATGATGAGCGCACATACTGACTACCGGAATACGAGTTTGACAAATTAGTCCTGTATAACCCTCATCATTAGGAAAAGCAGTAACCTCTGGTTCCGGACTGATTGATCCAGAGATCAAATCATTGACCCATGCTTTAGCTACTCTCCTTGGAGTATTTGCAGAGTGAGGATCTGCAGCCCAGTCAAATCCCAGCGCAGTTAAGAATTTTCCATAATACTCAGCAGCATGCTCTATCATTTGAGCTTTTTCTTCTGCTGTACGAGCAATATTTCCGTTAGCTTTTTTAAGTAGTTCCATATTTATAAGTGTAAATTACTCCGCGAATTACAGGTCAGCCAGAAGTTTTTTCAAGGCTTCGTCAGTTGACTCGTCTGTCTCATTAACATTATCCTTTGAAGACTCAAACGTTTGTTCAATGGACGTTTCTGTCCTCTTAACAGAGGTAGGAGCTTCATTGCGAATCGGAGTGTACTCATCGTCCCTGTCATCTTCCACTGGAGACCCTGTAGAAAGATTGAAGAAGTGTTCGTCAAGCAAGCGTTGCATTTCTGCAGGAGTTGTTTGCTTGTTAACGGCCTTCAAGTCATGGACTGAATTGTGTGCTTCCTCAAGTTGTGCATCCGTCAACTCAACTTTTGAAGGAGCCAAAAACTTAGAAGAGGCATATGTAACCATTTGTTTGGCACCACGATTGCTTCCTGTACGAGATTCGCACTTAATGCGAAGAGTGGACCCATTAGCTACATCGAAGACTTTTTCTACTCCAAACTCTTGAGCGTCATCCCCTTCAAGCGCTGATTCAATAATTTTAGCAAGCTCCTTACCATAACGAAGGATCTTAACCTTGCCCTCGTTTTCTGGATTTTCTGGATCAGAAACAACATAAACATTGACCATCCAAGCTTCCTTACGAGAAAGCACACGAGCCTGTTCTTTTTCTGACTCAGTACCAGTACGATAGGTCTTAAGATAGTAGGCATCAATTGGACAGCTCTCTCCAAAGGTTGTTGGACACAAGGCCGTTACATACTTGCCTGTGGCATTAGAATTCCAGCCATGATTATAGTAGTGAAAGATTGTCTCCTTAGGAGAGTTAGGATTTGGTACCAATCGAACCTGGTATGTATTGCCAGCAGAAAACTTAAGAATTTCCTTATAAAGGCCGTTACCGCCCTCTTTCTTATCAGAAGAAGAAAGAGATTGCTTGATTTGATCGAACATGGATTTAATATTGATATTACTCATACTTTTTTATTGTAGTTGCTTTTTGGTTTGGTTCAACTGCTTTTCAACAAAATTTGAAAGCAGCGGAAAGGCTCTTCTAACATAAGGCTTTACTTGCGTAGAATTTGTATAGTTTAAATACAATTTTTGAAATTGATTGACGAAATCGGATACAAAAAATCTTTGTACATCTTCTGCTAGTTCTTTGACAGATGAACATATGTTGGAAAATTCAAACATCGAATAAATGTTAATTTTGTTTTCTTTGTAATGTTTCATCCACGTAAAAAGATCAGCTGTTCTATGATGTGGATATTGATGAAGATAAATTTGTTGTTCAATACAAAATTTTGCAATGAAATTTAGTGACTCTTGTACTTGTTTTAATTGCTCGTCTGGATCTTGAAGAAAAATATGTTTGCGGTACATTGTGTATGCTTTAATAGCACGCATTGTAGAAAAGTAATCCAATCCAAAATATTCAACGTCAGGATACAGAATATAAGGAGCACGAAAAAAACTGTCAGGATCAATTTCTGGATGTTTCGTGAATAGAGTCGATATGCGCTTTAAAAACTTATGCTTGTCTGTTTCGACAATATCTTTAAAGTCCTTTTTTATTTTGAACGGTTTGTTTTTTTGACTCCTGGAAACAATTAAATGCTTGTTGTATAGGCACTTTTCTAGGCTTGTGAGATCGTTTTGCATTCAGCTTTCTAATAACAGATTTTGTCACCTTAGACTTTACAAGCGATGGATGAAGATACAACAGGGAAAGTATAGATTGCTTAAAATTATCCGAGGACGTAATGCTAGTAAAAAAATCTTGATAATCTCGTTTTTCTAAAAGCAAAGAAAAAAGCATTGTCGTATTAATTTTTTTGTTCTCCAACATTGATATCAACGAACCGGCTTTTAACACTCCTTCAATAAATTCTCTAGAATTAATATGATCAGAAGGAGCAGCATTGGACTTTTCAAGTTCTGCAAATATGTGCTGTAGCATTATGTGCTACTTAGCCTGTATTACAACGGTTTCAACATTTTAGTGAACTCGACAAATTCCTCTGTCAAATTTCCGCCAGCTGCAGCTTCATGACCGCCACCAGAAGCAATTCGCTGAACAAATTTAGAGACGTCAACTTTGTCGCAATTTGCATTTCTTCTCACAGCTATTCGCTTCTGGTCAATCAATACAGCAATGGCTACATCGACGTGATGTATTACGAACAACCAATCACAACACTCTTGAACAAATTTATCACAAAATACTGCTCCGACCTTGATGTCTTTTTGGCCTTCGAATTCTACTTTACCAAAAAACGGAGTCAATGTATCTAAGTATTCCTTTCTGTGCTTTTTATACAAAGTAATTGTATTTTGTTTAAACTTATCAAATTGCTCAAACCCATTGTAGTAATCTTCCACAAATGAATTGAACTTATTGGACATTGAGTGATATACAATATTTAGGCTCTCAGACAAAGGAGTGGCTTTAGTGGCTGAATCCCAATCATCTGCAAGAGCTATTAGTGTCTTCTGTTTGCTGGAAATCATTTTGTCTTTGGCCTTAAAAAGCGAGTCATAAAGTAATTTTGCGCAAGACGTTTCATTATATATCCTTGCAATTGCATTTTCAAATTGATACAAATTTGTTTTGTGGTGATCAAAAATTACAGTGTTCTTTTTGTCAATTTTTGATCCAATTTTTGATACATCCAAATCCAGAAAATAAAGAACGCTCCATTGCTTGCCTGAAGCAACTAACTTGTCATAGTCTTGTTCAAGCTTCATTGGAGTGGTTCCTATTACGTCAAGCTTTTTGCCATAATACCAGCAAAGCACGAGATAGCTTACAACGCCATCCAAATCAGTATGTGTTATTACTTGTATGTTTTGATTGTTCATTTGTAGTAAATTTTAAAAAGTAAATTGTAATAACCAACTGCTTTGTTGTGAATAATGGTTTTATCTGACCAATACTGTTCAAAACTTTCAGGTTGATACAGAGCTTCGTTTTTTGTTTTTTCGTCAAAAACGGTTGTTTTGAATCCTAGGTCACGAGCTTCCTTCATAAGCTTTTTAAAAAACTCTTTTCCATGAGTGTTGGCCACCTTATCTAAGGTAATGGACGAAAACAAATGTGAAAAATAATGTAGAAATGCTTCTCTCAGCAAACCTTTGGTATTAATAGACTTTTTTTGTAAAACTCTTTTGCTGTTTGTGTTTTGTCCGTCTACCACAAACTCTGCATAGGCTTCAACTATATTATTTCTCGTAAAACAGAAATATTTAAATTCTTCTTTTTGTATTTCAAATACTTCCCACTCTTTGAAATTTTGTAGTTTTTTTCCATTTTTAAAACACTGATCTAAAGCCTCTTTGTTTGTTTGATTGTTGTCCAAATTAACAGACAGTTCGCTATTTGAAAAAATAGGACTTTCTGTCATTAAAATTTTGTTTACTAGGCTATTGAAGTTCTTCATATAATTCGATCAAATATATGTTGTTGGTGAACATCATAAAGATTTCCTTTTTAAGATTAGTTGAAATAAAGGTTTTGTTTAAATTAGTTTTAATATTAAAAGGAACAGTTACGTTGTCTGGAAGTTTAATTATTATTGTATCTGTTTGTTTTTTTAACTCCTGGCTTTCATTTAAAAGTTGAGTTAATATAAGACTAAGATTTTCATGCGTTTTATGTATTTGAAAATTTACATATGTCGTAGAAGTATTTTTTTTATTTTGTAAAAAATCTTCAAATTTGGGGTGGTTAAAAATTCTTTCGTCTAAACATTCAACAAGCGCTTGAATGTCGTCGAGCTGTTTTTTTGTAGTTACGATTATTTGACTAAGATTGCTGCTTTGATATTTTTCACAAAATCGATTGAACAATGAATAAGTGTCTTGTTTTTTTTCTATTAGCTCTAAAGAAGAATCAATCATTGTCAGTTAGTGTATTTAGCGCATTTGCTGCATTGTTTACAACATCATCTGTAGAATCCCCATCTTGAGCAAAATAATCAGTAGAAGTTTCCTTTAAGGTTAATGTGTTGTAATTGCATCTGAAAGCAGCGTTGCCAAAATTTGGTCCGAAACGATTCTTCTGCATTCCCATATTAATAACTCCAAGCTCTCTGTCCTCATCTTCCTGCCAAAGGGAACAAATCACATCACAAGTTGCAGCCAACCCAATTGAGTTTTTTGTAAGAATACTGTTGCAGTAAAAAAGACTGTCTCCAGTTACTGATATATCAATAGTTTCTTTTTCTCCTAAATACTCTATTTCGGTTATTTCGTCATTATAATCAATTAAACCGTCACTAATTTTTGTCTTCTCTTCTTGCTCTTCAAACATTTTAGCCACGACTTCCATGTACTTTTCGTCAGAAGTTTCTTTGTCCGTCATTCCCATAAGCTTCATAAATTCAATTCGCTTTGAGATGAAATTTAATATATTTTGTTTCATTTTAAAATTGTTTCTTTCAACGTTTGGATATTAGGTAGATTATCTGACCATATATAGATAATGTCAAATCCCAGTTTAGAAGCTACTCTTAATTTATTAGTGTCCCGCTCTTGAGACTGTTCGTACGTTACCATAGGATTCTTCCACTCGCTTTTGTCTCGGGCATGCCAAAACGCATCATTATACTCGATAATAACTTTTTTTGATTTAATTACAAAATCAAAAGCATAATTTTTATTTGTTTCTTTATCAAAGGTAGTAAATTCTCTTTGCTTGCCGATGCCCCAGAGTATATCTGTTTTGAGAATACCACTTTTTCTTAACAATTTATATAATGGCTTGAAATATCTAATGGAAGCTTTAGATACATATCCATTAAGCATTAACGATCCGTACTTTTCTATTTTTGTTTTTCTTTGCTTTTCGTAAGTTTGTTTGTGTAGCTTTTTACCAATTTCCTCTCCATGCCTTTCAATAAAACTTTGCAATGAGTGTGAAGGAGGTGAATACTTTTTTATTTGTTTTACAGCTTGTTCTTCCGTGCAGCCTTGACGCATCCAATATTCAATGGTTTTTCTCTGAGTTTTTGTTTTGGAAACCTGTTCGTATTTTTTCTTTTTAATATCAGGATTTTCAGCAAGCATTTTGAGTGATGCTGCTGTGCCTTTTTTATTCAATTCAGCATAATACGCTTGCTTTTGTTTTGATGCTTCTTCAAAGGAAAGTCCTTTGTTTAGCCAAAATTCAATACGTCCAAAAGAAATTTTATTGACTGCCTTTGCCTTTAGATCGTTGGTATATTTTACTCCAGATCCTTCTCCATGTCTTATATCCAATCGTCTAGTCAATGGTGTATTTTCGTCGTGATATTCCTTGATTAAAGATTTAAGAGTGGTTTCGGACTCAGATGAGTTCGTAGTAACAAATTGTACAGCCACTTTGAGTCTGTTTTGAAATTTAGATTGAGTTAGAGGATATAAAGCAAACTCTGAACAATACCATTTAAATATGTCTTTGAAATTATTTAAATTTTTACCCCACCTTTTGAAAAAAGAGTCAAAATCTGGTTCGCTATTGCACTTAATATAGTTTTTCTTTTGCATGCTACACTATTTAATCTATCCCCTACTCGAATTCCATCGACTATAGATATTCTTCCGCGGTTTGTTGGAAACTTGTGTTTGTCGCTCACGACAATCTCTTTTCCGGATTTAAGTTTAATTCTGTAGCAAGGCTTAGTTTTTTTGTGATGAACTTGAGTAACAGTTTTAAAGCCGTCATTGGAAGTCACTTGATCTCCAAACTCTATATCTCCTATTCTCTTTGTTGTTCCATCTCGCAAAGTAACGATTTGGTTTACTTCAATGCATTCAGAGATTCCTTCCATGCCCGGCGAAGCAGTGTTAAACGCTCCACGGTTCAATTGTGTTGCTGAAACAAATGGGATTTTGTATTTGAATGCCAGTGCTCTCAATTGTTCTGCAATTTCTTTTACGTATTCATATGAGTTTAAGTTTTTTGAAATAGGTTGAATGAGATTGATGTAATCTATAACAACAATATCCGGCTTAAATCCTTTGTGTTGCAGTTTAGTTATATAACCGTCTATTTGTCTAACCGTAACTGTTTTTGGAGGATATTCTTTTACAATCAACTTACCGTTAATGTTTCTTTGAATGTGTTTGACTTGCTCCTTTAACTCTTCTGTAAATGTTTTCAGATCGTTGTGAGGAATCTGAGTGAGTTGAGTGCTAATGCGCTTTGTATACATGAACTCCGACATTTCCAAAGAGATAAGCAAAACGTTTTTGTCTGCAAGTAACATGTTTGTAGCTATGTTTCCGAGCACAATCGATTTACCCACGTTTACTTGGCCGGCAAATACCGTAAGAGTTTTGGGAAATGACCCTCCTTCTGTTTTATCGTCAAAAAACTTCCAACCGGTTGGAATTGGATTGTAAATTGCTACCAAATCTTTAACGTGCTTTTCGATATCTTCAAAATACCAATGTCCGAGGTTTTCTTTAAGAGTGATGTTGTAGGCTTTCTCGAAATCTCCTAAAGCATCTTCGATTGAAAATGATTGATCCGAAAATTTCTCAGCAACATTCAGAATCGTTTTGTATATGAATCTTTCTTTTAAGAACTTTTCCGTGTTTGAGATCAACTCGTCCTTATTAAAGGGACCTTGCAAAGCAGTCAATTTTACTTTGACGTCTGCGAGTGCCTTTTTGTCTTCTTCTGAGGTAAGACGTGCTTTAATTTCTGTAAGAGTTGGAACTGTACCTCGTTCGTTAAAAAATTGGCTTATACTACCTACAACTCTGCCGATATTTTGTCGTTGAAGAATGATGGTTCAATAT